ATTGGCATCACCAGTGACGACCGCCTTGCTCTTATTAACGATAATAAAGCTATTGCTACCTTCGGGAAAGATGGTCTTACTTATGGTATGTACCTAAATAGTGATCTGCAACTAACACAGACTGGTTCTGACCCTCATGTTATACAGGTTGATTACTACGGAACTGGTCACGTCAACACGGCAGAATTGGCTATTTATTCTGGTGTTTGTAAGGCTGATGCAGGTTGTAATGTAAACCTATTTTTGGCGGGACAAGGTGGAACTTACCCTCAGACAACAGCTGGAATTACGGTAGCAGGTTTTAATAGTTCTGTAACTCCCGATGTGGTTACAGGGGCAGGCTCAAAAGCTTATAACTTTTTCGCATCTGGCACCGCACCGAACTACTTCAGAGGCAACATTGAATGTGACGGTACAGTCAACGGAGCTTTTAGCCTTCGTATGCAGAGTGACAACCCTGCAGCATTCCAGACTACCTATAGCGCCGATAGCGAGGGCAATCAAGTTGAGAACCAAGAATACATTGGAACGTCTGAAGACCTGCTGAGCATTATCAAAGACCTGCGTGCATCTAAAACCGCACTAGAAGCCCGCGTGGCGACCCTTGAACAGGCTGTTATCTCAAGCCTTTCCTGACCCTCCTCTTCGCAACTGACCGATGGCAAAGCTCAACTTTCCTGATCCAACTCTTACCCAAATTTACGAGGAGGCTGGAATTGTCTGGACCTGGAACGACACCCTAAAAGTCTGGTCATCAGAGGCGGGTGAAATTCCAGACGGTGGTGATGCCAGTGTTGATGTAGGCGACACCCGCCCATCACTACCGAGCCAGGGCGACCTGTGGTTTTGTACCGCTGAACGAGAGGACGGCGGCGGCCGGCTATATGTCTATTACGAAGATGCTGACTCCGGTCAGTGGGTCGATGTTTCACAACCCGGTGGTGGCTTCAGTGGTGATTACAATGACCTAACTAACAAGCCAAACATTCCACCTGAGTTCAATCTAGATGACGGAAGTGTCACTAACAGTATTATCCACTGGGCGGAACTAGGTTCAGTACAAGAAATTTCTACAACAGAAACTGCGTTTACAACCTCTGGTGCCAGCTTTTCTGATATTGCTGCATCTGGTGGCAACGGTACTGGTTTAGTCTGTAATGTAATCCGACGTAAAAACACCGGAGCACACGAAGTTTATGTCGCTGTTCGTGGAGAAGGGTATAACGCTGGTGAAACTATTTCCCTTGATCTTGGGTATGACCCTGCTAATCCTAATGGGACTGGTTCAACAGGCATTAACTGCACTATTGACCAAGTCAACGAAACCGTAGATGGTTGGGTTGCACGACCCGGTGAAGATTACTTTGTCTCATCTACTAACGATAGCGTTAACACTGGTATGCCCCAGTTCATGTCTGGGCTTGTTACAGGTGGTGATACAAATAGCCTCGCTAATGCAGATGGTGAAGCTACATTAAATATTTTCCCGATTGGTGACAAAGGTAATGTCCAAGTTACTGGGACTGGAACTAATTATAAATTCGTTTTCCGATCTCCTGACTCCAGCTCTGCCGCCGGGGTGCAGCACGAGCTTGCAGATGCTGATGGCAACACCCGTTCTCAAGTATGGCAACTGGATTCTACTTTTGAATTTTCTGATCGGTCTGCAGATAGTAAAAATCTTATGTTTGAAACTAAAAGAAATAGTGATGGAGTAGGTCAGCTAACAATATTCAAAGATCACGTTTCTAATTCAAAAAACTATTTAAGGTTTACACCACTTGCAATTACAAGCGCTACTAATGCCGGAAATAATGCTCTTAATTTTGGAAGTTCTAACGGCAAATATAACTTCAAAAAAGCGGATGGCACCACAAACGGTTACGTGATTAATGCTGAAGGTGGTAATGCTGGTTTTGTCCTGCCTGAAGATGCTGCTCTTGCTAGTAACTACGATGCAGAAGGTGAATACATCGGACCTATTCAAGACCGTGTAGCAGACCTTATTGCTCGTGTCTCTGCTATTGAATCAAATGAAGTAGCAGATGACGCTGTTGATTCTGCTCTGCTTACTTTAGTCGCATCGTTATCTCAACGACTTGATGAGCGTGATCAGCAAATTGACGCACTAACCAGTCGCATTGCTGCCCTGGAAGGGGCTTGATCCTTAACACCCGTCAACCCTTTTCTTTCTGAACCATGGCCGCTCTCAACTTTCCCGATCCTGCTGTAACTCAAGAGTTTGAGGCCGCAGGCATCCTCTGGACCTGGAACGCAACCTTGGGTGTCTGGTCATCTGAAACCACAACAGCCTTTGATGCTGGCGAGCTTTACCTCAGCAAAAGAAATGATGATGCAGCTGATGGCAACATCGAATTCAAAGGGCTGACCAAGCACCAGCAAGGGGTGCAACTGCCAAACCTGACCAACACAGCGGCGTTAGCCACTGACGTTGACGGCAACATCATTGCTGGCACAGGTGGCGGAGGAAGTGCTGAATTCCTCAGCAAAGTCAACGACGACACCGCCGCTGGTCAGATTACGTTTGAAGGCGCAACCACCCACGAAGCTGGCGTCATTGTGACAGGTGGTGATAACACAACTATTGAAAAAGGTATTGGCATTCAGAGCACCAGCGACCGCCTTGCTGTTATTAACGATAACAACCCTGTTCTTACCATTGGCAAAAATCAACAAGCTTATGCTCTAGCCGCAAATAGTGATATTCAACTAAATCAATCTGGCACCAACCCCGCACTTTTTTCATTAGATTACAAAGGAACTGGTCACGATAGCACGTCAATATATAGTGGATTCTTGTCAACTGTATCAGTTGATGTGGGTTCAAACATATCACATTTTAATGCGAAGCACCAAGGTAGCACAGTCCAGACAGCAGATAACATTAAAGTCATAGGATTTAGAAGTAACGTCTCCCCCAATTCAACCACCGGCACGAATTCACAATCTTACAACTTCTACGCAGAAGGTAACGCACCGAACTTTTTCCAAGGTCCAATTGAAGCTGTTGGTACTGTTAACGCAACATTCGGTTCTGCCGTCGCTCCAGCGTACAGCTTCCTGACTAAGGAAAATGCTGGTATGTACTTTGCAGATACTAACAGAGTCCATATCGCAACAAGTGGTGTTAGGCGTGCCTCTTTTGGTTCGGGTTTATTTGAGTGTCCTGGTATTTACAACAACACCGATAGCTCTGGTTCTGATGTTGTTGTCGATACTGCAGGGCGTCTGCGCAGAAAGGGCTCTAGCCGCGCGTACAAAACAAACATCGAGCCGATTGAATATAGCTACGCTGAAAACATTCTGAACAACGCTCAACCGGTTTATTACAAGCCAAAAGTTCAAGATCCTGAATACCCTCAGGCTTACCTTGATATGATTGACGCACAAATTGCCGCTGGTAATACCGACATCTCTCCCAGTGTTTATCAGTGCGAGGAGTTCTGTGATGAGAACAATATTCCCTGGACAATGGATGAAAAGTGGATGAATGAGGGCAGCGATCCTAATCTCAGCTACTGGGGATTTATTGCAGAAGATCTGGCTGAGGTTGACCCTCGCCTGGCAGCATTCAACCCACATTTAGACCGTTATGACGGTGTTCGTTATGCTGAATTTGCTCCAGTTCTGCTGAAGATTTGCCAGAGACAGCGAGATCAGATTGCTGACCTTGAAGTTCGTTTAGCCGCCCTAGAAAGGGCTTGATCCTAAACCCTTTTTCTCCTTAAAACGATGTCTCTTAACTTCCCCTCTAACCGCGACCAGCTTGACCCGCCCCAGCCTTCAGGCCCGCTACAAGACGGCGATGCCTATGAAAATGCTGGGATCCTTTGGACATACAACTCAGGGCTAGGCGTCTGGTCAACCGAATCCAACAGTGGTGGAGGTGGGGGTGGTGATAGTGATGAGCTTTACCTCAGTAAAGTCAACGATGACACCGCCGCTGGTGCGATTACTGCCCAAGGTGGTTTTGTTGGTAATCTAACTGGTGATGTGGATGGTATAGCAGCTCAGGTTGCGGTTAATTCTAAAGGGTTTGATGGAGCAAGTACTCGTACTATTGCCTGCTTTGGTAATACTTTAGACCCTACAAATATTTCTAGTACTGAAATCAAGTACAGCACGCTTAACCCACCCTATGTTCAAGGGTCCGATGGAGGAATCGTTGCCGCAGGTGGTTTTTACGGGAACTTAACTGGTAATGCCGCAACTGCCAGTAAAGTAAATCAGAATTCTGCTAACAATAATAAAGAACGACTCATTCTTCTTAAGAACACCGACACTAATACTGACAACGAAGTAGGAAATGTAAGGTTTAGCGCTTTAGGCCCTAGTGTTCAAACTGATACTGGAAAATTGACAGTATCGGGTGGCGTCAATGCCGCAGGCGACGCGGATAATTATTTTAAAGGTATTCTGCAGGTCTCCTCGGCAGGCCCAGGCCACGACACCAATAATAGTTCAATTCAACTAGGAAACGCAGGGCTGCTTCAGGTAAAAAGAGGACAGCCCACTGGCTCAGGCAACCCGTGCCTCAAGCTAACACGATCAAACGCTAGTTCAACGGGTGACTGGCGTGCTATTGAAATGTATAACCACGACGGTTCTGCGTTTAGTTTTATCACAATTGATGGCTCAAATGCTCGTGCAATTGATGGTCGTTTAGGCGCCGCTGGAACGCTGATGCCAGATGGAGCATCTACTATTATTAATCAATTACAACCTAAAGTAATTACACAAGGCGGTGAAACCTTTAATGGCTTTCTCCCTGCTGACTTGACTGGAACATTTCCTGCCGCTGTCTTTGGAACAGCAGACGCAACCGAAGCAATCGGCACCCTTACTGATTACGACGGCACTGAACTAGAAACTGAAGTCACCGAACCATCAGCAGAAGAGCTGACCTACACCGAAGAGGTTGAGACTGACGGCGTAACTACAGCAACTGTTCGCACCCGCACCTGGACAGCCACTGGAACGCAAGCTGTCTATCAAGGTGTTGACCAGTCCAAGCTAATCCCACTGCTGACCAAAGCACTGCAGGAAGCCCTGGAGCGCATCGAAGTGCTGGAGTCTGCAGCGGGTGGCGCAACAAGCACTACCCGCAAACGCAAGAGCTAAACACCAATGAGCGTTTTGTAGGCCCGATCGGTGTAAGCAATGCGATCGTCTGCACCATTGGGCCTGTTGCGACCGTTGACGCGGGCACCGATCACATCGATGTCTGCGTTAGTGCAAGCCTTGTGTTGAGCGCACAGGGCTTTCATGTTGTTGTTGCGCCACCAGTTACCGCTAATGCTCCAGGGGTACTTCTCGGCATTCCATGTCTTGCCAATTGCCATGATGTTTGGATCGGCTTGGCCAATGGACTCCATGTAGTCCGAAAAATCTTGTGTATTTGCCCGGCCGGTCACTTGGATCCATCCTTGGCCGGCGAACTTGACGCCGTCACCTGGCTGGGTGTTACCCAGGTCGGTCCTACCTTCATAGTTGCTGCCATCGTGGATCTCCATCGGATACCGCAGCCCAGCTGATTCATGGCCGCACTGGCCCAAGAAGTACACCTGTTCCAGGGTGTCCATGGTGCAGTTAGCCACGCAGCGGGCGAAGTCGTCCATGAGGCTGTCAGTCAGGCTCTCAGCAGAGCACTGCATGATGTGACCCATCTGTTCCTTAGTAATGGGCCAAGGCGGTGCTTCAGGTTCAGGCAGAGGCTTGCGATACATCTCAACCCATGCACTTCGATCACGCAAAAGTGTCTCGGGCATCAGCGACTCCAGAAGCACAATGGCCTCTAACTGATTGACGTTATTAGGGTCGAAAAATTTGAAAAAGTCAGGCAGCGAGATTTTTGCCATTACGCAGAGATTTTGCTGTTTACATTCTGTTCTGCCTCAGCAGGCACTTTTACGGCGGCAACGCGTTGGTTTTCCCGTGGCCCGTAGTAGGTGACGTAGTTGATAACCACAGGGTGTGGAGTAGCCGCATACCAGCGATGGTCACAGGATTCGCAGCGCATACGGTGAATGGTTCTGTAATTCCCAGAAGCGTCAGGCGTTGAGTTGACGACGCGGACAACAGCGAAGTTGCACTCTGGGCAGCGCATCAGGGAACGACGTTGAAGAGGCATGGTTTGTGGTTAACGCTTCAGCTGTAAGTTCTGTCGACCACCCACCACGTACATGCGAGTCGGCTACTGCCGCGTCTCAACAACCAAGGCTGAGCAGGACATTAGCCTCGAAGGCCAGCAACAGCAATTGATCGCTGCGGGCTGTGATGAGGTGATCGTTGAGCGTGCGTCTGCCTTCAAAGGGCAGCGCAAGGGTTGGACGCACCTTTGGGCCCTCGTGGCCAGTGGCCGGGTCAAAGAGGTGCTGGTTGTCGATCAATCGCGTCTTAGCCGGTCTGGCGATGATCTGGAGTTTCTGCAGGCTTGTGCTCTGCAGAACGTCATCGTGCGGGCATTGACGGGCGGCGTGATCGAAACGGAAACGGTCGGCGGTTTTATCCAGGCCGGCGTTTTCTCAGTCATGAACCAGGCCTATTCACGGTTGAACAGCGCCAAGGTCAAGGATGGACTGGCTCGTCGTCGTGCTGCTGGGCATTACGCCGTGGGCTACTGCCCATTCGGCTACCGATACAAAGACGGGGTGGTGGAGCCAGACCCAGAGCAGTGGGGGCCAGCTCGTGATCGGTGGGAACGGTTAATGGCCATGGAGATGAACCTGCAGGGCTATTGCAGAGAATTTGGTGGGGTGTCGAGATCAGGTCTGACCAATTGGGTTCGTAACCCGATGCTGCGCGGGGTAGTCCCCCATCAGCAGGGTGGCGTTAAGCCGCTGATCTCTGCTGAGGAGTGGGAGCAAGCCAAACGCCTACTTGCTCGTCGGACCCAGTCACGGGTTCCAACCGGCGTCCCACAGACTCATCTTTTTTCGTCCTTAATCTCCTGCGCTTGCTGCGGGCGTTCATTGCACCGCCAGGTGACGCAGTATCACCGGGTTCGCTGGAAGTGTTTTTACGCCCCATGCGACTGGTTTGGCCGCTCGATAGCAGAAGCGCTGGTACGACAACAGGCGATAGAAGTGTTGCGTCGGGAAGCACCCCGGATGGCACAGGCAGCCCAGCAAGCCAATAATGCCAAGGCGTCTGAAAAGACTTCGGTGCAAGTCGAGGCAGAGAACAAGCTTGCAGCGCTATTGCAGTTGCAGGAGTCAGGGGTGCCCGAACTGGGTAGATCAATCGACTCGCTCCGTGATCAGATCGCCGCTTTGGCGGCTCCGGTGGCCGGGCCTGACTGGCAGGGATTGGCGGAATTGGTTGCCGGTGGCCTCGACAGTGCCACTGACGAAGAGTTGCGGGTTTTGTTCCTTGAGTTTTTTGAGCGCATCAGGTTCGAGGGGAACCCTGATGCCGTTGGCTTCAAGCTTCGCGGCCTGACGGGCGGCGATACGGAAGACGGCAGTCTCTAGGTCCATGACGCCTCCGTAGGCCGATCAGAACAGCGCGAGCTGTTTGGATTCATCATCGTCGGTCAGAAATGCTGGTATTCCAGAAGCTGGGAGGTAACAGCAACAGTCCTCCGCAGCTATTGATTCAGGCCCCCGACACTCGGGCAGCGCAAGCTGACAACGGTTCTTGTGGAACTGCTGGCAGCTTCTGCACCGGAGGCGGAGGCGTGCCATGACTAGAAAGGCAGGTCAGCAGGAAGTGCTTGCGTAGGCGCATTGCCTAACGACACAGGGTTAATGTTCCCGAAGTCGCCGTACTCTCCAGACTTGCCCTTGGCATTGAGATACACGCCGCTGACCTGAACTTCTTCTTTTTTGTTGTAATCCCAGATCTTGCCGGTTTTCAACTTTTCAGAATCAGCTGCCATTGCTGACAGGTGAGCTGCCAAAGCGTCAATCGAGTCGGCAGGGATGAAGAGTGACAAAGACTTGGGGTTAGAGCCGTCTTCGTCGTACTTGTTTTCGCCCACGCTCCATTTGATAACGGAGGGCAGGGCAGCTTTGAAATCAGCCATTTTTGTCAGAGTTGTGAAGGTTGTGCATGGCGAACGTGAGGTACTTGGTCACGCTCATGTTTTGCTCCCTCATGAATTTGAGAGCTTCTCTCGCAAGATCATTGGGGACACGGAAGGACCACCTAGGTCGTTCACTGCCATCCCTAGAAGGGACGTAATGACCGGTTTCATTTCGTTTGCGGTTTGAGTAAGGGTTTGATGCATACAGCCGATCCATAAATTCGGCGTATGACTCGCCCTCACGCTGCGACTGGTTGCCAGGTGTCGTCATTAAGTTCAAAGGTCACTTGGCAAGGGAGTAAATCGACACGGCCTGAGAAAAGGACACGTCTGGCGGCTGCTTCGTGATCAACCAATTGGATGGCTTCGGCTGGGTTATCAGTGAAGCCGTTTTCAGTAGCGAACCCGTGCAGGGAGCGCAGGCAATACCGGTTCCGCGTCACACGATTTGTCGAGCAATAGCGTGAGAGCGCCTTTGTATTGGCCGTAGAGCTGTCCTGTTTGTCCGAGGTCTGCCATTCGGTTGAGAGCCCGGGCCAGGGCTCTGGCAGCAGTTTTGACGTCGTGATCAGGGTCATAGGAGATGGGTGCAAGGGTCATTACTTGGCTTTGGCTGTTGATTGGTATGTGGCGATCCAGGCTTCGCACTCGTCGAGCATCTCGGCCGTTGTGAGGTGTTCACACTTGAGGTGTTGTTCCTCAACCTTGATGCCACCGTTAAAGCGCAACTTCATGTGCTTTCGCCAAAGGCCAACAACTTCCTTGTCACCGGCCGAGAAAAAGCCCTGAAGGCTTTGCTGGCACTTAGCGCGGCGTGCCTCTAGCGGATCAGCCTCAGGCTTAGCGGGAGATTGCGATTGCGTAGGCGCATCGCGTTTTGCCTTTGGCTTTGGCCCTTTCGGGGCAGGCTCTGCAGGTTCCTCTTTGGCGGGAGGGAAAAGAGTCTCTCCCTCGTTTTCAGAAGTCGCCAGGCCGAACATGGCGGCTAACAGGTAGCGCTTGGCATAACTGATGCCAGAGCCACGCTGCTGATGCCGTGCGTCCTTTTTGTTGTTCGGGTCGTAGTCGTCAACCGTCAGGGTTGAAGTCAGCTCACCACCCTTGATGTGCCTTACAACCAAGGTGACATCAGTCTTCCCGGGCTTGCCATCAAATTCAGAGCCTGTTGGCAGGCAAGTGAAGTAATGGACAAGACCCAAGGCTTTGGCTGGGCGGATGGTGTCGTTAATGGACTCTTCAGAGGCGTACTTGTATCCGTAGCCTTTGGAGTCTTTGAACGCTAAAATGGTCGTCTGCTGAAAGCTGTTTAACGCCTGTAACAGCTCAGGCGTTGGGGTGTCCGTCATTCAATTGCGGTTAACTCACTCTTTATAGACCATACGTCTGCGTATCGTCAACGGTTTTTGCGTCTTTTATCTATTTGGCCTAGGCCATCGTCTTGTTCATTTCGACGTGCCATTTATAGAACTGCTCTAAGCGGTCCGTAGACCCGCCCCGCGCCTCAGTTTCCTCAGTGATCGCTTGAAGCAAGGGACATGCGGGATACTTGCCAGAAAACCGTTTCTTCTCCTCAATCGTCATCTCACGTAGCCCAGTCAATAGCTCCTGACTCCATTCGATGTCTTCCGGTGCGGCCCCAAATTTGACGCACCTTTCAGCAACCTTGGCCCAAACGGCAGGTGGCCCGCTGGGGTCCATCGCAACCAAGACAAGCTCACGCCAACCGTCTCTAATCTCGGCAGTGAAGTAGTCAACCTCTTCCTGCGTGACCTTTCGCTGAAGATCAAACGTCTTTGGGGGCGATAAGGCTCCGATGTAGCAACCGAAGAAGTCCATGGCGTCCCATGGCGTCCCTGCCTGGCAGCGCCTGCCTGAGCAGCAATCGTCATGGACGATCGGCTCAGCAGCACGCAACCGATCGATTAGGCGCCGATCAGTGACGCCCTCAAAGTCACGCTCAGCTACCGCTTGGTTGAACTTGCCAAGAGCCACAAAGAATGGCGGCTTGGGTTGCAGCCGCCCGCTCATGCAAATGCTGATCTGAGAAGCCCAGGGGCCGATCTCCCAGCCCTTTGCCCTAGCCAGTCCCTCGCTGACTGACTGCGGCCATTCGTTGGCCTTGAACCAAGCCTTGATAACAGGGCCTAAAAGCCTGGAATCTTCCATTAGGCCCCATGCGTCTGCGAAAGGGTTTTAGCGCACAACGCGGATGCTGACCAGTGCACCAACACTTTCGTTTGCCTCTGCGTAACGCTTCCTCCCATTAAGCGCGATAACGCAGGAATCGTCTATGAGCACGTTGCCCCCGCATTTCACTGTCATTGGATCAACTAAGCCTCTTAAAAGCTTGTCCAGGTCAGGAGTTTTGGTGTGATGTGCCGGGGCTGAGTCCTTCAGCTTCTCAGCATTTCGACCAGTTCCGTAATGGTTCTTCGCTCGCGGTAGTACAAATGTCACAGCAAGCTCAACTGCTTCCGTAATCGGATCGCCTTTGAACTGAGCTGCGCACGCATATTGAATCGATGCACGCCAGGGCTGGATCTTCTTGCTGACCTCTCGCAAGCTGCCCCACTTGGATACAACTTTGCTTCCCTGCGGTGCTGGCTCCCCAAGAAAGTGAAAATGCAGCACTTCGGGTTTAGCTGCTGCCCGATCCCACTTAGCCCTCTGTGCCGGGCTGTCGAGTTCTGGGTGCTTCCAAGGTCCAACAGAATTCCAAATACAGCCGTTGCCGTTGCGCGTGGTTGATGTCGTCATCGAGGTAAGTCAGAAGGGGTTCGCTTGTTTGTGGGCTAAATAGGTCAACCAGGCGTCGGACCAAGCGGCCGAGGCCTCGTAGCCATCGAATGAAATCCACTGGTGGTGTGTCGGCGTGATGATCAGCGTTTGGTAGTTCTCGATCCAGCAGGGCTCGGCTTGGTCGCCTGTCTCCAACAGGTCGGCATAGGCACCGGCTTGGGCCTTGTACCCCTGCAGCGTCTTCTCCCAGTCGGCGTAATACCGGCTGCCTTTTTTAGGCAGCTCCCACTTGGCGCTCTTCGTTTTGACATCAATGAGCGTGCGCTTGCCGTCCTTCTCCACCAGCAGGTCGAGCTGACCGCCAAGGCTCCAGCGTTTCTTGGTCAAGGTGTACTCACAGGCCAGCACGTTGACGTGACCCCACAAGGGCACGTCTTGCAGCACGCGGAACCATTCAGAGCAGTCGATGCCCTCAGGGCTGATCGGATCAGGCAGGACCTTCCAGCGCTCTGCCAAGGCCCTCATGCACAGGTGAACATGCGTACCTCTGGGCGCTGCCTCGGGCCACTTTGAGTAATCCACCTTTGGCTTACCTGCAGCGATCACACCAGTGACGCTGATCGCCATCTGGATGTTCTCGCCGTCTGGATCCCAGAAATAACGGTGAGTGGCTTCGTCCAGCACGCAGTTGCGTGGACGCAGTGCGGTCAGCGTCATACGGCCTCCGCGCAAACGTAAACAAAGGCACCGCGACCGCTGCGTGTCTTGCGCCTGGCGTAGCTGCCGTCGGCTAGCAACAGCTTTCTGATCAGCGGCGGTTGACAGGAGGACAGCTCACGAAAACGCGCCGAGCAGGTTTGGTGCGCGAGGCCGGTAAAAACCTCCACGTCATCGCAAGTAACGCCCCCAGGCATCGCCCGCACACAGTCCAGAACCTGTCGCTGAAGCTTCGGGACTTTGTGCTGGATGGAGATGGCCGCATCGAGCGAGGTTTCGGAATTGCGTACATGGGCCGGAGTGGTGTTGGTGGCAAAAAGATCGGTCTGAATCATTTGTCGGGGTGCTGTTTGGCGTATTCCTCAGGGGTCATTTCGGGCTTCGTCCCGGCATCGCGGGGCAGCTTCGTGACCTTCCACTTGCCGGAAAATGGTTTCCATGGCTCGTCCTTGTTCAGGTGCGGGATGTTTTTCACAGGGGGAACTCCTCATCGAGGGTGATCGGGCCATCCGGCTGCGGAGGCGTAGGGCCTGCACCTACAGAAATCAGATCTTTAGGCGCTGTGACTTCAACAGCTGGTGGTGCGTCGAAATCAGGCTCGGGTGGCAGGTCAACAGCAACGCAAACCTTCGTCAGACCGCCTGTGCCTCGTGGTTGCTCAGTTGGCATGGCATTGCGGCAAGCAGCCTTCACCTGTTCAACCCAGGCTTTGCCAGGGCCGGCGGCGAGCTTGGCTCTGTAATCCAAGACGCTGTCGTGGATGTACTTGGACTGGGAATGGGACAGCACCTTGGCTTGCCCGCGTCCGATCATCTTGCCGATGGTGGTCGACTCGTTGCTCGGCGTGTTGAACAGGTTCAACGTTTCTGTGCGGGCCTGGCCGTCTTCCTGTTCACGGTTGTCGGTGAACACCTGCATGGTGACGTTCCCGCAGGTATTGAAGTGGCAGCAGAACACTGGATAGCTGGACGTATCGAGGGGGGGCTGATTTGGGAAGGCCCATTTGTTGAGTTTCCAGACCTGCGCCACTCCGGTGTCGTTGCAGCATTCACAGCGGTAGATCCGCTCATGAGGCAGAACAGCCTGAGGCCCTTTGGCGCGGGGCGCCTTGGTTTTTGCGTACTGGTGGAGACCATCAAAGTTCGGTTTAGACAAGGCCCCATTCCTCCAGACGCTTTTGGTGTGCGGCTTCCTTCTCTTCCTCGGTCATGCGCTTGACCTTCTTGGTGGTCCCGGCCGGCTTGAACCGCTCGTAGTTGGCGAGGGTGATCGACTGCCACCGGCCATTGATTGCCAGCTCCAGCTGTTCCTTGACGACGGCATCGCCGTAAGCCGCCTGTATGGACGTCAGACCCGTCTGCAAGAGCTTCCAGGCCTGTTCGCCCTTGGAGCCCTTCTTGGTGCGCCAGAAGTCCCGAATGAGGGTCGTGTGAGCCTCTAGAGCGGGATCAACGGGTTTGCCCTGCGCAGGCGGAATGGGCAACCCTTCAAGAGATAACGCGCGCACGCGTTCTTTATCTTCTTTATTTAAAACCTCGCCCCCCTTTGCTGGTGCGGGGCCCCCGCTTGCGGGGCTCGGTTTGTTCAGCGTAAAGCCACCGTCAATGGCCTGATGAATGATTAGATTCAAATACGCTGTGCTGGAAAGGAAGTGAGGCTTTTGAGCCTCTAGGGCCGACCACAGTTCCTGATCAACCCGAACATTGAGTGCTGGCATGGCGTGAGTGAAGTGATTGCATTCTGCGGTCGTATTGCTGCAATGTCAATGATGCCGTTGCGCAGGAGCATGGAAGACGTACCTGCATCAACAGTGTCAGCCTTCCTCCTTCAGCCTTCGCTCGTAGTTCCGCGCCAGACCCGCTGCCTCCTGGCCCTCATTGGGCATCCCAAAAACAGGCGCAAGCGAAGCTCTGAATTGCTCCCACCTAATCGCTGTTTCCAGTAGGTGCGTTGGAACCCGGCTCCCCGGTCGGCTGTGCTTGTTGCCGTTCAGTTGAGTGCTCATGATTCCTCGGGGTTAATGCGGCCTTCCTGTAGAGCCTTTAGGTAGCCACGTTCAAGGCTTGTTAAACCTTTTGAATGCTTGGCATGCAAGGCGGCAATCGCTCGTCGCCTCGCCTCGTCGCAGTAGTCCTGCGGCCTGCTGTTCCAATTAGGGCCGGCCATCACTGATACCCAAAGTGGGAGGTGGAGCGATAGAACTCTCTGAACTCGCTCTGGGCCTTCTGCTGTTCAGCGGCTCTTTCTGCCTCTAGGTCTTCCTTGCCAAAGCTTTCAATCACATCAGGGCAGGTGCGAAGCATGGTGAGCGCATAGCGTTTGGTCATGCCTGCTGAAGAGATTTTGTGAGAAGCCAGCATTTCTTTGCGCCAATGCTTGTTGTCATTTAGAGCCAATTGTTGAGCTTTACGTGAAGGCACTCCCAAGGCGAGGTAAGTGCAGTGATCTTGAGCAACTGATCTCATCCAAAGAGGTGTGGCCTTGGCAGGCATCTCGTTGCCCATGCAGCAGGTAATAACTGCAGCAGTGGCGATGGTGGCTTTGATGAAATTCATGGTTGTTTGAGGTGGGTGCGGGTCGCCCCGCTTAAATGCATTATTGCCCATACGTATGCGCATGGTCAAGCAGGAAGTGGCACGCCTGCACCATTAACTGGCACAGGTGCTACTTCAGCTCAGTCAAATCACTTCTTTCACTACCTCCAGCCAGCCAGGACCAAACGTCTCCTCTAGCAATCGCCGCTTCTCAGTCTTTGACTCCTTCATTGCTGCCTCGATGGCTGGTGCAAGCAAGCTGCCTAGGTATTGGCTTGCTGTTTGGTTGTGCAACTTGCACTCCCTTTTTGCAAACTCATTGAGATGTTCTGGAATCAATGCCTTGGGCTCTGCAAGGCCGTTGACGCGACCTGTACTCTCGCTCCCAATTTCCTCGTATCCCTCTAAAGAGGGCCGCGATGTTTCGTTATCAAGCATTGATCGGCTCCCAGTCGCCAGCTAACGATTTCGGAGCAACAGATCCAGGCAGCATCGGCAAGTGCTGTGGGGCCAGGGTGTAAGTGCGCCATGCACGCGAATCGTTGCTGATGTCGCCTGATTGCCGCAGCTCTGACAATGCTTGGCTCAGCGTGCTCCACCACAAAGGCTGAATGCCAGGCTTCGGATCGTTGTCCTGCAGATCAGCATCTTTCCAGCCGCCATTGGCCAGCTTGAACGTGTTGACCTGTTTTTTGATCGTTCCGTTGGTCACCTCCGTGATGCCGCCTAAATAAGCGTTCTGCATCACCTTGATCACTAGCGGCTTCAGCTCAGCTGCTGTCGTGTAATCAGCAGGCAGACCAGTCGTTGCATGTTCAGTGCCAGGTGGCAGCATCCGGCCTTCCTGCAACTGCTCCCATTGAGCAGCAACAGCCACCAGCGCATCAGGGTTGCCGGTTTTTACGGCTTCCGCTGCGAGCACCGTGATCATATGTTGCGTTGCAGCCTGAGCATCAGGACTTCCCTTGATCAGGCGTTTGATCTGTTCAAAAATGGACATGGCTTAATTCCGTGGATGGGGTTAGGTCGTTGAGGGGGGTGTTACAGCACCCCTTTCTTCATGCCTTGGGTTCAGGCGTGAAGCTGTTCTCGTCAAGCGAGCCGGGCTCGATGTAGTCCTGCAGCAGTGCAGCAAGATCAGCCAGCCGTTGCGACATGTCGGTGATATTGCCAATGTCGTCGTGGATGGAATACATGCCCGCATCAAACTTGCGCAGCATCTCCATCCCGTCGGTGCCGTACTGATTAAGGCGACCACGCACCCAGACATCCAAGGTCTGAATGTTGAGGTAAACCTTGTTCATCTGAGTCGAGTACGTCTCGCACTCATTCATCACGTCGAAGTCCGACTCCTTTTCCATCGTTGAAATGGATCGTGGGTCGATGCCATCGGCGCGGAGCGAGCGATCCGCGGCACGGTGTTGGTCGCGTTCGAGCTGAGCAGCGGCGGCCTCCATCCGGGTTTCGGCGGAAACGGTGCGCTGGACTGACTCGGGCTCTGGCTGGGGACCAGAGCCGCGTGACGTGGGTCTGGTCAGCGTGGCTGAATTTCCTTCACTGGCAAAGGCAGTTCTTCCAAGCCCTGAGTCCCGTGCTTTTCTGCCGTATGACCGGGCAGTATTGCAATCAGGGGCCTTGCCGTCGTTGTTGACGACTGCCGTGTACCAAGTCTTCAGCGCATTTTCGGCGCCTGTTATTGGCATGTAAGCAGAGACGCTAGAGACGCCAGAAGAGGCTTTCTTGCGATCAAAAAGCAGCGTCCAACCTTGCAGGTGGGTTGATCCAGCGGGGTAAGGCAGCTCACGGCCTGGGTTGCTGTCGTTCCAATCATCGATTGCATCGCACAGGGCGGCGTAATTCAGATGATTGGTTGCTGTCTCAGTGGTCAACGCATTGGGGAAACCAAGCTTTGAAAAGTCATGGGACTGCAGATAGTCGCCCCAAGTGCGGCCACCGGTTTTGCCCCTGAAGAGTTTGTCGTTGTAGACCTCCAGAAGACACTGGGCCATCTCGATCTTGTTGATCGTGATTTTGCCCGCAGATGATGTGGCGCGGGCTTCAATCGCTGCAAGCTGTTGTTGCTCGCCATCGGTCATCGGAGAATCCAGCATCAGCTGGACCTGATCCGATGCCGGGATAAGAGTTACTTCTGTCATTGGGAAAAGTGAGGGTTAAAAGGGCCTGTCGCCAGACCCCTGCGTAGGCGGATCAGTTATCCCCAGCAGCAGTCAGCACCAGGCGCTCAACATGCGTACCAGCGATCAGACCCTTTGGATCAACGCCAACAGCCTTGGCCTGCTCAAACACATCTGCATAACGCTTGAAAACACGCTCGGCGTCTGCCTTCATGTTGCTGAACATGTTGGCTGCGAATGCCTCGCTAAGCAGCTTGATCGTCTCGTCTTGACGATTGATCAGCACTTTGACTTTAAACCCGTTAAGCAGGGTCTTGGCCATAGGACTGAGGCCATTCAGCACAGTGCTAATGCTTACTGGACGCTTGCCGTTCAGTTCGTTGGAACGGTTGACCTGATCGAGGATGTCGCGTAAGCGCACGGCCTGGCTGTCCCTGTGTTGACCAGAGAAGACTTCACGGGTCAAGCCCAGATTTTCGGCGTACCAAAGAATCCGATAAGGGGTGCGAAGTGCGCCACCAGTGGTGACAAAGTGGGCGGCGTGTTCCAGCAAGTAGTTGCTAAGGCCATGACCAGAAGAGTCGGCCAATAATTGCTGAACCTCAGCGGCAGTGATGTCGAAGTCGGGCAGCTGAGCACGCTGTGCACTCCGGGGTTCGTCTTGAAAAGACATTGGAAAAACGGTGTGGATGGGTCAGCCCGTGGTGGGCATGTGCAGAACGTAGCATTACGCAGCAGCATCATGCAACCCAGTCGTTGCGCATTCGCATCGTGTGTGCTATACTGGTGGGGTCCCGAGAGGGGCAGTACCTCGACAACCGAATCATGGGAACTATTTCCGACCGCCTGAAAGCACGACTGGACGAGATGCGAGAGCGTCACGCACAGTCAGACCGCGAGCTGCTGGAGTCGCGCAAGCGCGTCTTCGAGGCACTCGACCGACTCAAGGCAACAGCTGACGAGTTCATCGACGACTGACCACACGGGGCCTTCGGGCCCCTACCCCCCCCTGTCCCGCCTGGCGATGCACCGGTTCGATTCCGGTACGGGACGCACACACCATTCACAACTCAATCCATGACCACCATCACCTGCCTGGTGGCGACGGTCTTGGCTCTGCTCACCATCCCCCTGGTGATCCTCTGGCGCCTCTCCTTGACGCCTCAGCAAAACGCCAAGCGCCTTCGCTCAGCCGGCCACACCTACAAGGCCATCGGCCTCATGCTCCACGTTTCACCCACTACCGCTCGAAGATACGCCATCGCTTGACGATGCGTCTGCGTAAGGGTATGATTTGCACATGGCCGGAGACGGCCCACACCTCAAACCTCCAAACAAATGAAACTCTTCACCGCACTCGCAGCCCTATCCCTCATCGCTGCCCCAATCCCAGTGCAAGCTTCAGACCCTTTTGGGGCCGCTTCTGCCTGGTGCATGACCATGGACGAAACAGGCAATAGGAAAAAAGCCAACAACGCCATGAGAAACATGCACATTGCCTCAGGCGCAACTTTTTCTAAGTCCATGTTTTATGGACGTTCAATCAGCAAAGCGACTGAATACCAAGCCCGCCGGATGTGCCCTGAACATTTTGCTTCTTGATTAACCTTCTCCCTGGCGGGAGCCTGTCCGCGTAAGCCAGGGCGGTGCGATGACCACGGGTCCGAGGGCCAGGTGCGAGTGCTGATCCATACCCGCCACCTATTTCGCACCCGTATTGCCACCTGTGGTTAAGCTACGGGTGGTTTTTTATATGTCGGTGGCTGGAAAGAAATCCACCAAAAATGAAGTCACCTGGCGGATACAGGCGGTTTACCAGCAAATCGTTGATGGCTGGTCGATGAATCAAATATGTCAGGAAGGGTCGGAAAACTGGGATGTATCAACTCGGCAGGTTGAGCGATACATCGCGGAAGCACGAGAGCTAATCGAAAAGGATTGCTCAATCACCCGAGAGGCCTTGATGGCAGAGGCATTTGCCGCATATAGGCAGATTCGGCAAAGTGCAGAACGTAGAGGTCAGTTGATGGCTGCTCTAAAGGCAGTCGAAAATATGACCAACCTTGCTGGCATTAAGGCATGACCACTGAGTTGACCAACCTTCCCTGCGGAACTGTTCAAATCCGCGTCTGTGAAGACAACATTTGTGCCACTGGCTGGGTCAGCTCTCATCACCTTGTAGGGACAAAAGAAACGCAGCTCAAAGAGTCGTTGCGCCGTACTGCTGCGGAGGCGTTTGCCGCATGACGGTGTTCACCCGTGACGAGTTACGTGATCTCATCACTGCTATTGACGTCCTCACGGGTGCATACGCCCCAGAACTTGAGGAACCGATCAAAGGGCTCTATGCGCACGGCACTGAAGGCGGTCATCGCATACGTGCTGTGTTTCACAAGATCGAAGCGGTGCTGGCCGCTGAGATAGATGAGCCTGCTTGATCGCTGGTCAGGTGGCGGCGGGACTCTGCTGGAGAAGCCCAAAGCCTGCGTCAAGCCTCCTGAGCCTGGTGCTGCTGATGCACTGCGCGAGCGGATCCTGGCTGATTGCCTACCTGCGCAGCGTGCATTTCTCGACGACGAAGACCACCGCATCCTCAGCTACATCGGCGGGTTTGGATCAGGCAAGTCATTTGCCCTGGCTGCAAAGCTGATCTTCCTTGGTCTGCGTAACCCAGGCGGAACGCTGATGGCCTGTGAGCCAACGTTCCCAATGATTCGCACTGTGTTGGTGCCAGCCATCGACATGGCTCTGGATCAATGGGACATCGAGTACAGCTACCGGGCCAGCCCTCAGCCTGAATACTCGATCAACCTGCCCACCGGGCCGGTGACGATCTACTGCCAGTCAGCTGAGAACTACCAACGAATTCGTGGTCAGAACATCTGTGCAGCCGTCTGGGATGAATGCGACACCAGCCCTGTAGATACCGCACAGAAAGCCGGCGAGATGCTCCTCGCACGTATGCGGACAGGGGAGCTGAACCAACTGGCAGTGGCATCCACCCCAGAAGGCTTCCGCTGGGCCTATCGCACCTTCGTGGAGAACGACGGCCCTGATAAGCGGCTCATTCGTGTTCGCACTCAGGACAACCCGCACCTGCCTGCTGACTTCATCCCCAGCCTGGAGCGCAACTACCCAAGCCAGTTAATCCAGGCGTACCTAGAAGGTCATTTCGTCAACCTGGCCAGCTGCAGCCTGTATCCGGAGTTCGACCGCAGCCTGAACTACTGCGACACGCAGCCCGATCAGAACGACACCATTTGGTGTGGAATCGATTTGAACGTCGGCAACTGCGTGACTCAGCACCTTGTCCGTCGTGGTGATGAGTTTCACTTCTTTGCTGAGAAGGTTTATCGCGACACGCAGCAAATCGCCAGCGGCCTAAAGGAGATGTACCCGCATCACTTCCGCACAGGGCAGTTGGTGTTGATCCCTGATGCTGCATCGAAGCAACGGGCAACTGCAGCCGCTCAGGAATCAGACATCGGCATTCTGAAGAAGGCTGGCCACCAGGTGAAGGTGCAAAGCAGTAACCCTGTTATTGCCGATCGAATAAATGCAGTTAATGCCCTTGTGGAGCAACGCAAGATCAAAGTGGGCAATGGCTGCAAGCACTTGATCCGCACGTTTGAACAGCACGCCTACGACGAGAAGGGAAAGCCCGAGAAAGGCGGTGTGGGGATGGATGACCTCAGCCACGCCGGGGATGCGATGGGCTATGCCATTTACAAGCTCGCAGCAATCAGGCAGTGGAAGGTGGGCGCTGGCAAATCCCGCAAGGCGCAGGTCTGGTGATTGCACGCGTCACAAAAAAAGAGCCGCCTTGGCAAGAGGCGGCCCGACGCATTCTCTCTCCCAACCTAATCTTCCTACGCAGGCGCAATCAAGCATTTATGGATTGGTCATCGATTTTGCTTTGGTCTGGGGTGCAAGACAGCCCCGGAAGAGCTGAGGCCGTCCAAAAAGCCGTCCAGCGGTCCAAAGAACGTGGTCGTCCTAGAGCAGGAGCAAAGCGCACAAGCCGCCGTCAGGGCAGGCATTTCCCCAGCCTCAAGCATTCCGCTTAAGCAGGCTTGCGCACCTGTTGCAATAGCAGGTACGCAGGCTTATTGCTCTGGCGGGAGCCCTCTGACGTCCCGCAGCAGGGATTCGTACACCCGTTGTTGCGCTTTGGTCTGAGCGAATAGCCTGATGCAAAGTTCTTGCACTTGATAAAGGTCGCTCATCTTCATCACGGTCATCTCAAATTTTCTTAGCTCAAACTCTTTGGCTAGCGCGTATCGATCAGCCACTAGAAACGAGCAACTTAGAATCAAGCATATTCATGGTGAGATAGGCCGTGCCAGATCAAAGGGGCTACCCATCGGGAATCTATGGCCCTGGTAACGGTCCGCCTGATGATTTAGCTGCGAGTGATCGTGATGCAGCGGCGGGAAATGACCCGTCTTGGTTGAGTGGTCCATATCTGGAGATGAGTGAACGCTGGCAGCCGATGTTGGTGTGCATGGGCGGCACCCAGGCGTTCCGTGAGCATGCGGGCGAATTATTGCCAATCGAGCCTCGCGAGGACGAAGCAGCTTGGCGCAGACGTGTTAGCCATGCGGTGCTATCGCCGTTCACGATGCGTATCGCTGATCAGGCGGCTGGGCTTATCTGCAGGAAACCAATTCAGCTAGAGCCAAAGGAAGAAGACGGCGAGGTTGATGAATACTGGACAGAATGGATTAAAGACGTCGATGGCTACGGAACCGACTTAGATGCTTTTGCTCGTCGTGTTGTCCTCAATAGCCTTCTTCTGGGCCATTCCGCCGTCTTGGTTGACTTCCCCAGTACGGAACCTGCGGAAAACCTTCTTCAGGAACGTCAGCTGGGTTTGCGCCCTTATTTCCTGGAGGTTCGCGCAGATCAAGTGTTGGGTTGGCGCAAGGAAGAAGACTCGCCGTTAGCGCCGGTCAACCAAATTCGGATCTCGGAATACGTAACTGAGGCGGTTGGCCAATTTGGCGACAAGGCCGTTCATCAGATACGGGTTCTTGAGCGCGGAGCCTGGTCAATTTGGCGTAAGGGTGAAGATGGCTGGGCCATGTACCAGGAGGGCACTACCAGCCTTCCTGTGATCCCTTTGGCGGTCACTTACAGCAGCAAGGTAAGTGAATTAATGAGCGTCCCGCCCCTGCTGCCACTGGCAAACCTCAACATCCTGCACGGCCAACGACAGGCAGATTTGCAGCATGCCCTCCACGTTGCAGCGTTGCCTGTGATGTACCTGAAGGCGTTTGAGGACAACGGCGATGAAATCGCCCTTTCAGCTAATAGCGCCATTTTGCTGCCTGAGAATGGCGAGGTCGGTTATGCAGAACCCGCATCTTCTGCCTTCGAGAGTCAGCAGGCGTTTATTACTGAGCTAGAGAACCAGATGAGGAATCTGGGCATCTCGACCTTGTTCTCTCAGACGTATGTAGGCGAGACAGCAGAAGCCAAGGCAATGGATCGCAGTGACAGCGATTCCATGTTGTCTGTCGTATCTCAGGATCTTGAAAGCGCCCTCCAAAACGCCATGGAGATGGCCGCCACCTTTGTTGGCATTGAAGCGCCCAAAGTCTGCGTTAGTCGTGATTTTGACCTGCAGAAGCTAGATGGCACGCAGGTGGGCCAGTACATGCAGATGTGGCAGAACGGAGCTATCACCCATCAGACGTTGCTTGAAATACTGAGCAGGGGAGAGATCCTGCCTGACATCGACATTGAGTCAGAAATCGAGATGATTGAATCCAACAAACTGGCAGGGCTAGATCTACAGGCTGCGGGTGGTATTCCAGGCGAAGAGGAGGAAGACGAGGAGACTGAAGAGACTGATTCCGGTGGCGAGCAAGACTCAGAAATTCGTCAGGAAGTATTGCGTAGACTACGGGCAACAGTTGAAGACAACTCAAGCGAGGAAGACGAATGAGCATGTCTGATCTAGAGCTGCTTCAGCTAGTCGATACCGTCAAGGAAAAACAACGTGGCCCTAAAGGTGAACCGGGTGTAGGAATACAGCAGGTTGAGCAATTTGATGAGACTGGTTTCACCTTTCGACTTACGGATGGTTCGTTTAAAAGGATCGACCTCCCAGCGGCTAAAAATGGAGAAGCCGGTGCCGTTGGCCCCAGTGGAAGACAGGGTGAGAAGGGCGATTCTGGAAGAGCAGGTCGTGATGGCAGTCAGGGATTGCCAGGGCGCGATGGTGCGGACGGAGTTCCTGGACGCAGTATTGAGACGGCTGTAGTTAATTCCAATGGTCATCTTCTGCTGGGGTTATCTGACAGTTCAATCATTGATGTTGGGCGTGTTGTTGGTCCTGCTGGGGCCACTGGCGCAGTGGGCGCAACCGGTTTGGCGGGTGAGTCCGGCAAGGATGGCGCAGCAGTACTGTCTGGACCGCGTGCTCCTCAAGCGAACGACGGAGTAGAGGGTGACCACTGGATCGACATTTCCAGTGCTGAATTCAGCTTCTTTAAGAAGAACGGTGAGGGCTGGACCAAGCTGGCCAATCTCAGGCAGCCCGCCAAGGATCCGCGTGTAGGTCCTGTCGCTGGTGGTGGTGGTTCAGGTGGCGGTGGTGGCGGTGGTGAACTACAAAACACCCGTACGCTGCCTTTGATTAACGGTGGCAGCACCATCAGAAAGAAAGCTCAGGCAAGGGATCTTCCGCCTGTCCCTGGGAAAATGGACACGCAGG